GAATGTAATTTTTCCAGAGCAAACTCCTGATGCATACATATTTGCATACGCAGAAGGATAAACTTTAAATTTTCTTTTTGCTGCTGCTTTTCCTTTTGGACAAAGTTTAGCCATTAAACTTTTCCACCTTTTTTCATGTAGCCCATTTTGTTTCTAACATTTTTAGGAAGTTGTGCTAAACCTTTTTGATCTGGTTTAACAGCTTTAAGGCTACCGCCACCCATTTTTTTTACTCTTCCACCCATTTTATAACCTTTAGGTGATACTTGTTTGTTGTATAGTCTATTTGCCATTATTTTTCTCCTTGTTCATTCCTCCACGGAATATTTGTGTTCCTTTTATACCATAAATACTTGCAACTACAAGTATCCATAAATTTGTAAACCAACTTGGAAGCTGTGAAAACATTTCAAAGAACAATTTTACTTTGTCCATAGCACTTGGATCGTCACTTATCACCGCCCAGGCTAGCACTACGATCGGCATGCTTAAAATTATAAGCACTGCCTCGTCTTTCCAGTCCGATTGACGGCTTTCTAAAAGTTTGCCCTGGTAAGCTTCCTCACCTCGGGCCATTTTAGCTGCGTGCATGTGCTGTGCGTCCGCCATAGCCATTTTTGTTTCTTGTTTTTTCTTATAAATGTGCGTGCCTGCGTTTAACGCTAATTTAATTGCTGAAAACCACATAATTAATTTCCTTTCCTAATAATTGACACTTGATCTGGCGCTTTATCACTAGATGGTAGTGTTTTACCTAAGATTGTTTTTTGAATTGAAGTATCAGCACGTAATTCTGCTAATTCTTCGTTCTGATCTAGTTTTTCTTCAACGTTTGCTTGGTTCATCATAGCCTTCATTCGATCTAGATTCATTTTATCCTCACCTTCCTTCTCTTTTCTAGCATTATCCTTAGCTTGAAGGTCTAATTCTCTTGCTTTTAACTTAGCAATAGGGTCATTACCAAAATCTCCAGTGATTTTCTTCTCTTCTTTAGAAAATTCTTCCATCATTTCTGCAATCAACACTGCTTTTCTTGATTCTATCTTCTGTTGTAGCATTTGAACTTGATTTTGTAGGTTAGGATTCTGCATCATTGCTTGTTGGTTTTGTAACATTGGTATCATTTGTTGTAATTGTTGTAACTCTTCTCTAAATTCTAATTCAATTTGTTCTTGTGCCATTAAACTTATGTGTTCAAGTATGTTTTTTTCTAATGCACCATTAACCATCGGTGCATTTTTCACCATGTTTGTATTCATAAAGTTTAAATGTGCAGTAATGTGTGCTCTATGATCTTGTCCAGGGAAAGCTTGAAAAGGTCTACCAGCTAAAGCATCAATATGTTCTAGTGCTGGGTCTTTTGGTGTTGGTTGTGGTGGTCTTTTTAAAATTAAATCAATATCTTTTACCCCCAATGCCTCATACATATTACGATAAACTTCGTATTGGTTATGTATTTGAGGGTTTGAGGCAGCCAGTTGCATTTCCGTTTGAGCTAAAGATATTCTTTGAGTCTGGCTAAAGATGTTTGGATCTGCAACTGGTAAGATGTCTACACGGTCGTCAAAATCAGTTTGTTTAATTTGATTTTGTCCACCAATAACATCATAAGGGTAAACTGGAGGTAAGTATAATTTAAATACTCTAGCTAAAATTGTAAATTCTTTTTTCATCGAGGCGTACATTCTTTTATGAATCGCAGACATTACTCTCGATCCTCTTTCCAACATAGCCACTGTCGTGCCCACTGCTGCTTGTTGGTTCCCGTCCCCTACTTGCAGGTCCGCAATCGATGCGAATCGTTGTCCTGCTGATACCACGACACCCATAAGCTGTAATAAAGTTTGAGATGGTTCTTTAAACGGCAAAGTCATGAATGCATCTTTTAAGTTTCCACCCGGTGCATCTACATCTCTAAATTCTCCTGGTTGTATCGACTGCGCTTCATCTCTCATTTTGATGCCACGCATTTTAAATCCTGCTGGTAAGTTTGATAACGTTCCTGCATCTAACAATTGTCTAAGGGCTGCAGTTGCTGTTCTTGATAGTCCACCAATCATATGAGTTAAACCAAAACCATAAAAACCTAGTCCTGGTAAAAATTTAAAGTGAACAAAATAATTAATTTTATTTTTTTGTGTGTCTCCTATTTCATAGTTTCTTCTAATAGATAAAACTTTTCTTGTACCTTCTTCAACGGTTACAATGTATGGAATTTTAATTCCTGTTGGCTCACCGTCTGCTCCAGAATCTTCGAAGCCTTCAAGATCTATATCAACATGACACTCTAGAAGCGTGTACATTCTTTGATCCCTGCCTCTCGATGTTCCATCCAATTCTCTTTCTGCTCTTTCAGAAGATGTTTCATCCATGTATGATGGATTAATTTCTATGTCTCTATAGAATCCACCAACTTGTTGTTTTCTTAATTCGTTTTCTGACATACGAACTCTGTGTATAATAGATTCACAATCATCTAATGATGTTGCTGTATAAGGTACAACAATATCATCTGCTGGTACAAATTTTGAAACTGCTCTTTGCATAATTTCATCGTAGTAAACTTTTTTAAATGATGAACCTGCAAGTGGTAAATAAAATAACATTTGATCAAACTCTGCTTCGTACTCAGGCATCTCTGACATGATTTGATAATTCATGAATTGTTTTACTCTTTGTGATTGTGCTTCTTTGTCAGGTGTCGGCATACCTATAATTTGAGTTCTAACTGGACCTTCCGCTGGTAATAATTCTTTATAAGCTAAAGCTTGAAACTGTGTTACAGCTTCAGCAAGAACCGGGTGCGTTGCACCGGATGCTCCTTTGAATGGTTCTGTTCGATCATCATAATTAAAACCTAACAGTTCTAAACCTTGTGTATAAGTTCTTTCCCAATCTTTTCTTGAAGATTTGTAATCTGTATAATTTTCAAACATTTTACTACCTAATGGATCTAATACATCATCAGGTAATAGTTCAGCTAAGTTTGCAAAGTGTCCTTCATCTTCTCCAGGACTTCCAGCTTTTGGATCAAAGTCGACATCAACACTACCGTCTTCATTTTCTTGAACTTCAACTGGACCTTTTTCCTCTGGTTGTTGTTCTAGTTCAACTTGTAAGTCTTCCTCACTCGGTATGTTAACTTCTTTTCTTACCTCGTTGGGTAAGGCTTTGTCGATTTCTGCCATTTATTTTCTCCAGTTTTACTGTCTTAACAGTATTATAATTAATATTCAAGCCTTGTGGGTTAGGACCTGATTTAGGTGGTGGTCCAAATTTTTTACCTTTAATCACTAAAATCCTCGTTTAGCTAGTTTGGGTTTTCTTATTAAGCCACCTTTAAAATTTTTAGTTCTCTCTGCACCCTCTTTCATAGCTTTTACTTTTTCACGATTTTTTTTAAGATACTGTGTTAACTTAGATCTAGTATCTTTCATAAGTTTAATACCTTTTTTAGTAAACTCGGGTTTTGATAAACCTTGTTCTTTAATTTTATTTTCAATAATTTTTGAATATTTTTTTAATCCTTCTGCTTTTTTAGTATTTATATCAAATCTAGAAGCGCCAGCTTCTTTACCAAATTTAGTTAAATCCTTTAATGCTTTTTTTGATGCGGGGTCTTTTAAAATCATTCTTAGACCTTTAGTTATTAAACCACCTGCAAAATATTTTTTTCTAATAATCATTGTATATCTCCTTAATAGTAAGTTCTTTTAGTTTTTATAATCTTTTCATCTTTATAGTCTTCAGGATGTGGTATCAACCCTCCCTGTCTAAATCGCATTACGGCTTGTGTCATACTATCGACCAAGTCATCATGATCACCATATGGAAAAGCTGCACATTCCTCAACTACCTCTTCTGCGAACTTTTCTTCAGGAGCCCATATCATACCACTTTCAAACAAAGGTGCAACTGCATTTACTCTTGCATGCTTGTCGTTTCCTTTTGACGGTGTGAAATTAACTACTGGTATCCCCATGTTTCTAAGTTCATAGGTCAAAGGTAATCCACTAGCTTTAGCTTCAATCAATACAGTTTCTGGATTCCAATAGTCATATTGTTCCTTTGCTATTCGACGAAGTTCGGGAAACTCGAATCTACCTTTGAGTGCATCGACTAATATCAATTGCTGCGGACTATCTTCATTTTCTCTAAAGACACCCCATGTGGTTATAGCAGAGTAATCCGCTGTTTCCTTTTTCATGAATGCCGTATCATATGATTGTATGACGTGCTCTAAAGGTGGCATGCTTTCTTTTTCCCAAACGTTCCACCACTCACGTTTTATGATTGCACCTTCTTCTGATGTAGGGTTTTGCATCCATTGTGCATTCCATTTACCAACACTTAAACTGGCTTTGACAGTTTCTAATTCTTTCTTGTCCCAATACTCTGGCCACACTGGTTTATTAGATGGCATGATTGCAGGAAACTCTATTAGCTCCCATTGATCTGACTTTGCTTCCTTTTGATGTTTTAATAATTGTCCTGTTAAATCTTTAACGTTCCAACGCGTCATAACACAAACGATTGCACCACCTGGCTGAAGCCTTTGACGTGGTCCTGATGTATACCATTCATAAGCTCTCTCAAGGGCTGGCATGTTCATTGCATCTTGCTCCGAGTGTGGGTCATCAATTATTAATAAGTCTGCACCTCTTCCAGTGATTGCTCCACCAACACCAGATGCAAAGTATTCACCGCCTTGTTCTGTTTCCCAGCGACCTGCTGCTTGACTATCTTCTCTCAGCCTTGTTTCAAATACTTTTTTATAATCTTCTGTATCCATTAACGTTTTAGCTTTACGCCCGAATCTAATTGCTAGTTCTCCGGTGTGGGTTGTTTGAATAATTTTTAACTTCGGGTTTCTACCGATCATCCAAGCGGGCAGCAAGGAGCTAGCGAACTCTGACTTTGTATGTCTTGGTGGCATATTGACAATCAATCTTTTCAGTTTGCCTTCTGCTATTTGGTTAAATTTTTTTGCAATAATTTTATGGTGGCGACCTTCAATGAACTCTGGCCACATGTGCTTGGTAAATGACAGGAAGTCATCTTTGACTTTGGATATCTTTTTCTTTTCATCAAGCTTTAAAGCCATCTTCATGAAGTCTTTTTTCACGTCAGCGGGGAGTTTTTTTATCTTTTCTA